AAACAATAAAATTTAAAATTTAAATAAAATTCTATTTAGATATTAGAAACACCAGGTTGTTTCCCATATTTTTTTACATATGCATCAACATCAAGTTTTTTTACATCCTCAGGCCTCCATCTCCTGTCTTCTTCTGTCATGTCATAATCATCCTCGCTATCAGTGTCAGAGAAAAATTCATCAGGGTTTTTCACCTTCAAAAACATTTCATTGGTCAAGCTGGACAAGAAATTTGCGATACAGGTTTTGTCATCAGGCATACTCATTTCTACTAAATCACAGTTGGTGATTACAGCTCTGAGCCATCTGAGTACATTCCTCATGGCTTTGTGTTCATAGGGTGTGAAACAATGTTTATTGTACATCTTGTCATACAGTGCAATGCTTTTTTCAATCTCAAAATTCAAAAAATTTCTATCACTTTGCTGTAGTTCAATGTTCCTATTCAAAACTTTGTCAACATTTTCTCCAAAGATGAGTCTTAGATTTTGGTATATTGTCGTATTCCTGTCAATCGGTGAGTAACCATTTGTGGAAAAGGAATCAAATCTCCTGGTATCATCCTTTTCATTCAGAAGACTGCCAATATTTCCCATTTCAGCCAAAGGTTTATAGTTCAACACATCTTGAAGACAAGCATTGAGCATGCCTTCCATTTCAGTTCCATGTTTAGATTTCAAAAGTCCGTTATAATAATTTGTTAGAAGATAGTGAGCCAAGATGTTGTTACTTGAATCACCTTCCAATAGATCCAATTTCTTAAACAGTTCTTTATAATCATCTGATTCATCATTGAAACCTGATGTTCCATGTATGACTGAAAGATAACAATCTATGAATAAGTTATTATGTTCATAATCATTCTTTTCTTCATCACAATCATGTTGGTGCAATTTGTGTATTTCTTCAACACCTTTCCTTGAAAACTTGTGTGGGGAATCCCTATATTCAATGTAATTATTCAGACTTTTTTCGAAATAAATGTCATTGATCGCATCATTTTTTGTGAAGTCAATCCTGTTTAATCCCCATAGTGGTATGTCAATGTTGTAAGATATATAATAACAAAGTCCAGTCACTAAGTCATTCTGCAGGTAAAAGCTTCCATTGTAAACCCTGATTTTGTCAGAAAATTCCAAGATGTCACTTGGCAATGATGTGCATATGAGCAAACAATGTTGATAATATGAAGCTAACTGGCCAATGCAGACAGAACCTATGACCTCAACCACAGGGATGTCAAATATTTCATTGTGTTTCAATTCTTGATAACTATTTATCACCTCTCTGAAATTCTCAGGCACCAACTTCAATAAAGCATTCAAAGTATTGAGATGGCCTCCCCTATCTCTTTTATAGAGATCCTTGGTTTCTGAAGCCAATTTATCATCTTTTTCTTGCAACAAATACTTGAAGTTGGGTGTGCTGTAGATATTTGGTATTTTGTCAGATTTGTAAAATTGATAATAACAAACCTGATTCTTTGTTTTCTTTAAATTATTTCCTTTTTCGTCTTTCACTGTGTAAGTTTTTGTGTATTGATGTGGTACCCTTTTCCGATAATTTTGGAGAAACATGTTAACATTCCCAAATTTGGTGTTTTTGCTCAAGTATGTAGTTGAGTTAGAATCTATCTCCCTTGCTGACTTCTCATAAGAATTGTACTTGTCAATTGGAATATGAGGATCCTTGATGCCCCCCAATTTTTTACAGCATACATAATGTACAACTGCCCATGATTTTGAATTTTTCGCATCACATAACATTGAACTACCGATCATGTGACCTTGAATTTTGCTGTTGAATTGTTTAAAAAATACATCATTGTCAAAGATTTCACCATAAACGAAATTCAGAAACTCACTTATTTTTGATACAGAATGTAGATTACTATGATATTGGTTCACATTGGATTCTCTCCTGACAAGGTAGAGTACCTTCTTTATAGTGCTGTCATCCCATTGCATGAACTGGCTAAATACTCCCCAATCTGGAGATGTGGTAAGGAAGTTGAAACCGTCATTGAATATAGAAACAATTGCCGACTCTAAGCAATCCAGAAGACTTAGACAGTCAAAGTCTAGCAGGATATAAGGGTTGTTTAGTATCTCTGGATTGAAGGTTCTCTTTGCCACTCTTCCCATTTCTGCTTTTGCACTGGGACCCCATTTGGAGATTATAGTGGACCAATTTTGGTCCTCCTCATCTTTGGATAGTTCTTCAGTCAAGTCATTGACAAAATCAGAATAACAGCCCCTGATCCTGAACAAGCTTTCACTATTTTTTACAGCCCAATAGACCTCATTGGGCAACATAGTGGTGTCTATCCTACTGTCTATTATCTGTTCCAGCTTTTCTAGGGTCAATTGATTGAATTTTACACCCCTGGCTTCACAACTTTCTTTCAACACTGCCAAAAAGTCATAACCCATCATGGGCTTATTTTTTATGCAAAACTCATAGAGGTCACTTTTGCTAAATTTGCCTAGCAAGTCCGTAAAATTTTCCACTGACTTTGTGTCATCATCCTTTTTTGCCAACAATTCTGGTAGGCCAGTTAACCCTTCAATGTCAGTGCTGAAAGGTTCTTCATAGGCAATGTGTATGAATTTTACACTATTTAACATAAACCTTCCAGTGGTTAAATGCTTTGGCACCTTTTCCAAATATCTGTTTAATCCATCATCCCGTTCAATTCTGCAATAATGGAAATCAGTGGCATATTCATGGCTGATTCTCAACCCCTCTGATGGGCATATTACAAAATTGTCCCTGTATGTTGACAACCTATTGTACATTTTTATATTTAGAGAAACCACCAGGTAAATCATCATGACAAAGTCAGTGGTGCTTGGTAACAACAAGGGATTTGTATTTACATAAACATGCTCAAGTATGTTCTTGTTTATCAATAATTCAAATATGGCATCATTCGCCTTAAATATTAATTTCCCTGAACCTGTCCATTTACCATTTACATATTTCTGAGTTTGTGTCCAACCATAATAATAATTGCAGTCTGAGAAGGAATTGGTTTTAGAAGGAAAGAATATCCTACCAAATGGAGTTTTCTTTATCTCATTTGGGATTTCAATCCCTTTGATTCTGGCATTATTTTTGTAATTTTGTTTGCATAAATGCAGGTAAAATTTTGTAATCTTAAGCAAGTATGAAATTTGCTCAGTAAGTGCAACATTGAAACTCTTCAGTTTGGTGGACAGCTTTAAGTTTTTAAACATTTTTACTATTCTATGACCATATACACTGTTTGATTCCAGAAGCCCAACAACACCTTCGACATCTTGTATTTCTCTATTTTTTGCATCCACATAAGCATAAAGTGAGAAGTCTTTTTCGTGATTTTTCTCCATGTTCCTAACATAATGAATAAACAAACCATGGTCAGTTGGTTCAAAGCCACACGAGGATAGCTTCTCTTTTATGAAATTCTTGTCTTTCGAATAACTTTTGGTTTCTTCAAATATCCATTCACAACCTGTGCCTGAATAGTATATCCTTTCAGGATCAGTTTTTACCAAAAAACTGTTTGGATCCAAAAGAAGCTGTAAATGGCAAGGTTTTGCGGTGACTTGCTGTGATTTGAGATTTTTTTCGACCACAGTGTTGATTAAAACACTGTCATTGATGTAATCATAAACAGTGTCCGCATCACCAAGTATGTCTTTGAAGATTGGTTCCAACTTTTCTTTGTATTCTGCAAAATGTTTCATGTCAAACCTTATTTGGCTGAACTCTTCCCCTACCAAATTGGAGGCTTGCAGGCCCTCTATCAATTTGGGGATATATTTCTGACTTATGAAACCCAAATTTGTCTCAATATTTTGTTCTGCAGCAGTTGAGATCAAATTGGTAATCCTTCTAGTCAGTCCAACATATGCGAGGCTGTTTAAAAATTCTGTGTCTTTAAATTGATTGTTGATAAGACAAAGGGGCCTGATCAAATTGTTTTTTATCACACAGTCTTTAGTTATCTGCAATTCTTCTGGCACACTCAAATTCAACTTGAATTCTTCATTAAGTTTTTTAAACACCAAACCATTGTCTGCTGACCCTTCAAGCTGCCATGGTGAAGAAGTCAGGCTGGAATTATAACTCATGTCCCAATAACTTTCAGGATTAGTCTTTTCCGAATACATAATGTCACTTACAGAAGGGAGAATCCAATTATCATATAGTGTCTTGTATTTATTAGTCAGATCTTTGACACTCCTTCTAATTATGCTATATGGCTTGGGCTTTATGCCTTGCTGCTTAAATGACTCTCTTTCCTCACCCGTAAGGCACATCATTGCTGCCTGGAATCTGAAAAATTTATCTTTGTCATACTTGAATAACCGTATATTATCACTCTTTGAACCTGTTAACAACACAATAAGGGGGTGAGAATACAACCCTCCATATGCTGAAACTGGTCTGTCATCATCATCATTGGTCAGATGATACATGGATCTGTACAATACTGACATGATCCGCATGCCCAAGTATGCCTCTGCAAAGGTTGCCCCGTTCTGCATTAATTCTATTGTTTTGCTATAACCTTGTGACATGTCTTGACTGTAACCTGACATGGTAGGTTTCATTGACATGTTTCCGTAGAATTTGGGTACCATGGGCAATAATTTATCGTTTATATAAAGCACGGACAAGAGCTCGAAATATTGCTTTGAAACTGTACATTTTTTCAGTGAAAGCATCATGTTGCCAAACTTCAATATGGTTTCATAAAGGCTTATCACTTCACGCAATATGATGCCTTCATCGGCCCTCGAACCACCTTTTGAATTTCTAGGTATCAAAACATACCCACCAGAATCATCAGAATGTGAATTCATCCTTATTATTATAGGAACTTCGTATTTATCCCATATATGCTTGGTTATCTTTTCTATGGCACTTTTCTGAGCCATGGCATGGTATAGTGATGAGAGATAATTAAATATCCCCATTACAAAGCTGTAGGGCATGGTAAACTTATAAGTTTTGAGCTCATCCACCTTGTCAAATAGACACTCCTTGGATTGAAACCTTTCATTTTTTAGAAAAACACTGGCAGCATTGGGTGACAAGACAACATCTTTTTCATTGTACAACTTGGTGAAATAAGAAAAGTATTCAATAAATTCTGATGGCATTATATCATTACAGCCCATCATAAAATAAAGGTATTTGTTGAAATTGGTTTTTGGCCCCCATTTTCTACAATCCAAAGTGATGTTGTACCTGACAAAATTCTCTTCTGCATTTCTTATGTACTTGTTGTCATATAACTGACCATGAATCAAGGCAGACCTCCTTGAAGAAGGAACACTTATTATCTCATTGTCAACTTTTTTGCATATGTCTCTAAAGAAACCCTCCAAGGGGTTTTGATGTATTTTTGTGTTGATAGTCATGACATAAATTTCCCTGCTGCCTTTCCATTGTGTCTTATCAACCACATGAAATCTCATTTTTTTATTTGTTGAGTCACTGTTGATCATTTCACAGAATGAAATATCATACTTGGATAGTTCTTTTGATTTTTTAAAAACATCAAGGTTTGAATCTTTTATACCATTCAATATCTCTGAAATTTTAACTCCTTTACAAAGTTCATCCATCATGAATTTGGCCACAACTTCATGGCTTTTTCTTCCGAAAAAGCTGTCTTCTGTGTTTTTTTCAAAGGTATTAGATCTTAAACCTGATTCATTTTCTATATTGTACCAACCTTTAGTGAAATTGTTGTAAAAGCTGTTGTTGATATCAGAAACATCATTCTTCTCAATGAGGAAGTCAGAAAGCTCTTTGCCAAGTTCAAAAGAAAATTTGGGCGAGAAGTAAAAATCATTTTCAAATATTTTGTCTGGGTTGTCAGTCTCGGTACTTTCCAACACTTTGGACAAACTTGGTTTGGATTCACCACCAACCACCTCCAGGAAATCCTCATGAATTGCTGTTATCCCTTTAAGGTTCTTTGCTTGCTCAATATGTTGTTTGTAAGGGGCTTTTGTCATCATATAGGTACAGTATATCAAGAAGGTGAGATCAGTTATACCCAAAAGCTTCTCCTTTGTGAATAAATGATGTCCTTTATCGAAGCTTTTATTGTTTTTGACATCCAATTCTGAAAAAAATTTTAGGTAACTTCTCAATGATTCACCGACAAAGAATTGGATGAAATCACTATATTTATTTGCCAAGGAACCATAAAGAGCCACTATGTCACTCATTTCACCCATGCAATTCACGATAGGATACCTCAAGTCAGACAACATCTCCTCAGTTTGTCTCCTATTATTGAACATGAGCAAAATATTGAAGCCAATGTTTTTCCAATGAAAAGTATTGTTCTCCAAGGTGACTCTGTTCTGGTAGGTCATCAAATTCATGACTACTTTTTCTTTACAATTTACCATGTCTGCAAGGACTTTTTCATGCAAGTTCATCCAAGGTGTCAATATGTAATATTCACTTTCTCTTCTGCAAAATCTGCTACTATTACTATATAGTATATCCCTATTGTCATACAACACTTTAGGAATGGGGTAACTAAGTCTGAATTGCCTTGAATCGCCTGTCTGGTTGATGCTTTTACCTCCTCTTACAAATAAGTTACAATTTTTCCAACCCAAGTTTGAATAATAAAACCTATCATTTCCTCCTTGTATCCTGCTGAAATGCAACAAGGTATAGCAGAAGTTGCTTACAAAATCTGACATCAAAACAACATTCAAGTTTTTTATCTCAAGGCTGCATCTCTTGAAATAAGACATGGTCATCTCCTTTAATTTGATCATTGGGCTAGTGTCTTTCCCAGGTGAAAGAATGCTTTCAAAATATCCAGAGTAATCAACATTTGCCTGGGTCATAAAAAGACAATTCAGCAAATCATCAAAAATCAATTTATGATTTTTCAGACCATTTTCTCTTTTGAAATTCCTATCTACATTTGCCCTATCCTTGTTAAGCCAATCATATTCCGACTTAATAGATTGCAGGTCTATCTTATTCAATTTTACAAAGTTGACTTTAGTTTTGACCATTGACTTCTTCATTTCAATGTTGACATCTTGTGTTTCTTTGTTGAGCTGTCCTATCCTTGAATTGAACTCATTATAAACTTTCTTTTGTGTTTCAGTCTCCAAGACTTTCTCCCCACCCAAGAAGAACTTTTTGATAAATTTTTTATTCACCCTTGACTCTCCAAAGGCCTGAGCCACCGAACTGTTTATAATCCTATACTCTTTATTAAGTTGCCTTAGCTTGTCAGTAAATTCTGGCTTGATGGTGTTTCTGATGAGTTTCTGTGGTTCATCCCTGAATTTACAATACAGAACTCGGTAGGTTGCAGTCTCTTCAAACATAAATTCTGATAATTTTTTGTCCTCCCTTGACATGACTGCTGCGTCACAGAATGGCAGAGTGAATATGTTTTTAGGGTTGTGTTTGTCAATTTCCGATTGTATCTTGTCACAATTTTCTATATATTTATCTTGGGCATCCTTTACAGTTGAAGGATTCACACTCTTGTTGGAGAGCAGGTTTGACAAATTTTTCTGCCTGGCATCAAGATAATGTGTAAAAGGTATGAAATCTATTTCCATGTTTTCTCTCATGGAGTACATTGCACCTTTACAGGTGTAGTCACTTGATCCTATTGAATGGGTGTGGTCATTTTTTTCAATCAATTTCTCATTGTGTGGTGATGAAATTGGAACCGATATAAATGGCAGTTGTTTATCACTGTCTACCCAACCTTGGCCTATGGGGCTGAACACTTTTATAAACATCCTGAGATCCCAGTACCTGCCCTCTTGAAGAAGAGTCAGTAATTTAGAAGCCTCCAGTCCATCATCACTCTTCCATATAGTGACATCTCTCTTGGTGACACGCAACACCACTTTACCCCTGTCAAACCTAGGTGAATATAGGTTGTTTGTAATTGAAGACATGTTCAGCTTTATCATCTCAATTGAATTTCTATTCATTTTCCTTTTTTCTATCCTCACCCTTTTAGTGTTCTTTGCTCCAACCCTTGTCTTAAAAATATCAAGAGTAATGGATGAAGTCTCTTTTATCTCCTCATTCCATTTGACAGAACCTATTTGAAACATGAGGTAACCAAGCTTTTCTGAAGATCTATTTTTAAATAAGCAATCTCTCACCAGATTGCTGTATGAATTGCCATAAGCTTCGTTCAGTTTGAAGCCTTCAGCTTTACACAAAGTCAGAAAGTCAGCAATATTGTCCAACCCAGTTGACATGTCAAGATAAAAATTGATATAAACTACTACGTGTCCAAGCTTGGTAATATTGTCAATTTCTTCCTTGTACTTTGAATTTGATGTGTCTGTTCCCTTTTGCAGGTTTGATTTTCTATAATCAGAAGTTACACTGACTTCAACAACAAGCACCTTCTTGCCTTCTACAACAATTATATCTGGCGTCCGATTCTTTTCTGACACACCAGGGAAAATAGAGTTTATTTCGGTGTCTGTTCCAAAATAATTTGTATGAATCTTTGACAAATAATTTCCTGCTATCGAAGCAAAAAGGTCGTGTCTGAACTTGAAATAAGAAGACACACTTTCAATGAATGTTTCAGTTTCATCCTTACTGTACACAGAAGAAAAGAAATCATCTGAATGCCTTCCAATCGCAAAATTCAATTCATCATACATCTTGGTGAAACAGCTCAGGTTCAATGCTGTTACCTCTCTGCCCACCGAGTCATGATACAAATTAGGCAATTTAATCAATAAAAACTGGTCACCAATATAAGTGGTGAAACAGCAACCTAAATTATCAGCGTTTCTTTGTTCAATTTCATCAAATTGCTGAATTTCACCCTTTTTTGAAAAAACAAAAGGATCTTCACTGTCAATTTTACTGTCAAATAATGGTTCTTCATCCACAACATGATCCAGATTCCTGGGCGGATCTACATTTTCTATTTTAGCCTCGTTTGTACTTTCATCGTGACTTTTCAAGTATTCCAATAAATTGTCCAAATCAACTCCTGAACTGTACAGCTCCAAAAGATCATCTTGAGGGATATTTTTTATTTTATCTAAGTCCAATTGCCATCCTTCATCTTCGGCTTCGCATAAATATTCCTGCAATGCCTCATCATAATCCACTTCATCCACTTCACTGGCTAACTCATACTCTGAATGGGATTCATCTTCCTGGTCTTTAGCTGTATTGTTTTTATAGAAATCTTTAAATTCAATTGCATAGTCTTCATTGACAAACTCTAGCCAATCCAATTCTGTGTAACCTTCTTGCTGAGTGATTTCTCTGAATTCTATCATCAATACTTTTGTCTTACCACCAATTTTATCCAGTGCATTACTGACTTCAAGTTCTGCAAGTACATGCTTGTCCTTAGCTTTAAAATAGATTTCCTTCTGTGATTCATCCATCATGTTAAACCATTTAATCCATGTTTGCCGATCCCGCATATTTTCAAGACATTTTTCAACTAGCTGTTGTGTGCTATATCCAGTATCCGTGTCAGCTTGACATTCCCCCACAAGATTGTTACTCTTTAGATACTGCATAATCTTATCATAATCTGTGCCTTCATCACAGATCTTTATGAGGTCATCTGGAGGTATGTTCTTGATGACCTCCAAATCAAAATCCCAATCTTCATCTGCAATGTCTTGAAGTAACTCATCCAGTACATCTTCATAAAGATTTTCCTCACCTTGATCCTCTGATTTAGACATTACCAGCGCTTCTCGGAAAGTTTTGGCAATATTCAAGAATTTATGAACGGCAATGGCAAGGAACATCATGGACTTTCTTCTTGATATCTCATGATTTCTTATAATTTCCTGTTTTTCTGCATCTGTCATGGTTGCAACGTCCTCATATCTAGCATTGTACCAATGGCCTTGATCAATGTCACCTGAAAAACTGATGACCTTTGCATCATGCATCCATCCATCAAAGGTGGACTGAACAACATTAAGCTTAATATTATCAGGTGTTTGAGCTACCAGGTTGGGGATCAATTCTAACATTTCAGGGAAGGTGAACCACCCTTTATCATACCTCTCTTTCCCAAAATGTTTAAACCACTTGCAAGGACACAGTCCAAAAGTCCTGCAAGCCTCTATTGCACATGGGCCTGTTGGAAGTGGCACACAAACATGTTCCTGACCAGGGAAATTAAACTCAAAGAAGAATCTGTCTTCTCTTCTTGTCCTTTCAGCAAGAGTTTCAATCATTCCAACATCTACTTGTGGCAGCTTAAACCCCCTTTTCTTAATCCTTTCCATAGGTCCAATCTTTTTCAGTTTTGATATACAATTGACACTACAATTAAACTGACAATTGCAATTCTCCTTTCTCCAAGATTTCCCATTGCAATAAACACATTCTTTGATCCCTGTCACACCATCCCCTTTAAAGTTTATTCCTTTTTTTACCTCTTTTGAGTCAGGAACCCTCTCAGCTTCTTGGAAATCTTGCATCAGGTCCCTTGTTGAATTCTCAGTTTTTTTATTTTCCATTGCAGATTCAAGAGCAGACCCTCCACCTACATAATCTCCATCAGACGATGTATGCCCAAATTCGTCAGACAGTGTCTGCTCAAACAAATCTTCAACTTTTTTTGGAAGGAGATATTCTTCTATCTTACCACCTCCCTGTACAACATATCTTATAATTGTGTAAACAGCATTCCTAAATTTGTCAATGGGCCTATAAACATATGGGATTGACGGGTTGTTATTTGATTCATATTTCAGGAAATCGGATGTAACATCATTTGCAAACTTCAGGGAAGCATGAATAGTTAGCCCTTCACGCATTTCAAATATGGGCAACAGTGCACTTTCAATATCAGACCTGCAGCTAATTGATCTCTTAGTCATGGTTTCAGCTTTTATGTAAAGCTGAATCTTTTCCGAAAGATCCAAAAGCCTTTCAATTTTTTTCTCAAGGGATTTTGTTTCAAACCTCAGGTCCTGGCAAACTTCACAATTTGGGTTGGTCTCTTTATCAGTCTCTTTATAAAGGCTTTGAAGTTCCATATCCACTCCATGGCCACACCTGTTCACCCCTCCAATTATCTTGGGGATGTTGCCATGATAGTCAGCACCTAGAAAGTTGCATATGTCCAAATTATGCCTGAGAAACATGACTAAATGGAGGCTGTTGGTGGCATCAAGTTTTTGCAAGGCATAACACAAGAAATCAGGATCAACCTTGCCCATCCAAGTGCAGGGGCAGGGGCTTATTAAACCAGATTTGTTGAAAGCTGAGTCAACCTTTTTTGCACGCCTCCTTTGTGCAGGAGTGAGAACAATTAGCTCAACAAGGTCATGATTTTGAGCATGAGATTCAGCCTCTTTGGCTGCAAGAGTTTTTTGGTCACTCAAAACTTTGATTTCAAACTCAATTTCTCTGACTTCTTCTTCTTTGGAGAATGAAAATGATGTTTCAAATCTGCACTGTGGGTGGAGACAGTTTTCATGACAAATACAGAATGAAGTGTCACAATATGCAGCTGAGTCCACTTTATCACAACAAGGGCAGCAAATAAATCTAATGATATTGTTCACGATTTCGTCACAGCTGAGTCTACCCATTGAAATAAGTATGGAGGTTGACAGCATTTTTTTCATACTTGCAAAAGGATTCTGCTCCAAGCTTGGAATGGTTGAATTTGGGGCGGTAAAAGGCATCTCCTCAACAGATTCTTGGATTTGAGGGTTGACTGGATCAAACTCACTA